ACTTGCCCGGAGGTGTAGTAGAAGTCTGCCCCTGCTATAGCTTGGTTAAATATAACCTTCATTAGCTGCTTAAGCTTACGCTTGTACTAAGTGCTTAATAGCTGAACCTTGCAATACGTTACCGTCGACTCTGCGATAAGCGATGTAGCCCGTTGACAATGCATCAGCGAAACGCTCAGAAAGTCTTAGTAACTGTACGCCGCCAGCTTCGTGAACGTAGTACTGCTTAAGATCTCCAAAGATAATAGACTTGTTACCAGTAGCGATACCTGCCATATCTTCGTTAATGTATACCGGCTTACCGAAAAGCATATCCGGCTCTCCTACGGTCATTCCCGGCACATAGGCGGGAAAATCGTTTGAGCTCCCGAAACCTAGGACTCTAATAGCTTTGGCGGTTGCAGAATTCATCATCCACGCAGCGCCAGGAGCGTTACGGTAAGAAGCATCTACTTGATAAAATAAAGACATTACCTCGTTAATTGTTACCGCTGTAGCTGAGGCTGCCGTAACACCTAAAGTAGATCCAGTTACAATACCCTGCGGCTTGCTAGAAGCGTCTCCAGTAGTTAGGTGCGCGTTAATACCACGCTTCAAACGGTTAGCTAATTGGCCACCTACGAAGCTACCCAAATCGAAAGCGTTATCGCTGATTAACTGGTTAGATACTTTTACAATTTTAGAAGAGTAAGTAAACGGCTCGAACTTAACATTAGTAAAGGTCATATCGCTTACAGTCTCTGCCGTACCTTCTCCTAAGATAGCAGCTACTACCGCTGTGTCGTCGTTAGCTGGTAGGTTGAAGTGCTGACCGTTAGCCGTGCGGATAACTGTAGCTACTTGCTCGATGTCCGACTTGAATAACTCGGTAGCTGAAACGAAGTCGCTCCAGTTTTCCGGTACCAAGAAACCACCTAAACCGTCGTTAGTAGTTACCTGCGTATCAGTACCGCGTAGCTCTGCAAGTGCGCGAGCTTCAGCAGCGTTAATACCGTTCATACCCTTACGTAAGTAAGCGTTAAACGCGTCGCGAGCTTCTACTTTAGCAGCAGGTGCGTTATCGCGTACCTCTTCAGCTTTAGCAGCCATTTCTTTCTTCAATTCTTCCGCACGCTCGATACGAGCAGCAGCAGAGCGGAGCTCGTCTACTTCGTTAGAGATTGCGTCGAATTTTTCGTTTTCCTCGTTTGAAAGGTTACGGCCTTCTGCTTTTGCAGCCGCTACCATTCCCTGCATTTGCTCTACTAGAGCGCCGCGCTTTTCGCGCATTTGTTTAGCATTCATCTTTAGCTAGTTTAATTAAAGCGTTGTGTAAATTAAAATTTAATTCCTCGGTAGGTGTCTCTCTTGCTTCCTCCGCTTCGCCTTCGCCCTTGGGCTCGGCGCTGCGTAGTCCGCTAGAGGCTGACGCATACGCCGGAAAAACCACCGGCGATACATCAAATAGAGAGCCTACCCTCTCTATATATCTTACGTGCTGGCCTTCTTCCATTCGCCAGCTGTCCTTTTCTACTGTAAAGCCAAAGCTCGATTGGCTTAAGTCGCCACGTCTAAAGAGCTCTAGCATATCGTTTCCGTAGCTTGTGTTAGGCATCTCAAAGCGGTAATAAAGGCCTTTATCGTCCTCTTTAAGCTCTAGGGTTCCCGAAGTAGTACGCGCTAGTAAGTAGTTGCTATCGTGGTTATATAACGCTCTTACGTCGTTATCTAGCACGTTACTAAAAGCTCCCGGTAATACGATCTCACGAAAGCCGCCTAAGTCCTCGCTCATTGAATTAAAGACGCTAGCGTAACCTTCTACCGTGCGGCCTTCTACAGCTGCTTTAAGCTCGCCGTCGTAAGCTCTCTGCTCTACTACTTCGTTAAGACTGCGTACCTCTGCACCGTCTACCTTAGTTAAGGTGCTGAATAGGTGCGCTACTCTTAAAGGCGGCTTACGCTCTACAAAAGCGCTCTCTTCGCTATCGTATTCGTAAATAGAAATAAGCGCCGCTGGATCTTCGGCCGTGCCGTTTACCTTAAAGCCGCTATCGCTTTCTATTTGCCCGTTAGTCTCTATTTCTCTTACTACGCCTTGGCTTCTACCGCCGGAGCTGTTCCAGCTTACGAAGTCGCCTACTTTAAGCTCGCCCGCTTCCGCGCGCTCGTCTTCTTTGTAGCTTGCAGCTTCCATAGGTTCACCTTTGCCGAAAGTTATTACTATCTCGGTCTCGGTTTCTTCTATGTTTTTTATATGTCTCTTTAGCTCTTTCTCTTCCATTTCTTCGTAGGTCTTTTTAGCCCAGGTAAGCATTTCATCACCGCCCCAAGCTGCGTACATTATACTTCCGCAGATCTGCTTACCGTCCTCATCTTTAAAGCTGCCTTGGTCGTAGGTCTTAGCTCTACTTAGGAAGCTGTAAACACGCGGTAAGCGCTGCTCGGTTATAGCTTCTTTATTGGCTATAATACGGGCTGACTCCCAGCCTACCGGAGTACCGCAGTCGGTGCCTTCTTCCTCGCGGATCTTTAGCGCTCTCTTAGCGTTATCGGTTGCAGCTTGTGGGTAGTCAGTCCAGGGCATTAGTCCGCATCTACGTTAGTGTCGTCTTCGCCTGCTCTCTGCATATTAAGAGGCTGTAGGTAAATGTCCCCACCTTCTACCGGGTTAAGGTTCTCTAGGTCTCTAATATCATTAACCGACAGCCAGCCCCAGTTACGCGCCACGGCGTAAGCTTCATACCTAGCCTTTTGGTCTCCTCTCATTAGCCCCTCCATAGTGAAGTAAGCGTAAAGGTTAGGCTCGTCTTCTCTAAATAGCTTACGGTTTAGCTCTACCTCCATACGGCGAACGTAAGGCGTTATACAGTCCCTAACGAACTGTATAGCCTGCTGCTCAGTATTAGCACGCGTAGAGCTGTTCTCTAGGTCTGCTAAGTAGCTCGGCGGTATTCTAAAAATTCTAGCTATTTCATTTACTTGGAATTTACGCGACTGTAAGAACTGGGCCGCCTCCGGATCTAGTCCTATTTTCTCGTACTTCATACCCTCCTCAAGTATAGCCGTAGAATGGCTAGCGCCTAGGCCCGATTGGGCACGGTTCCAGCTTTCGCGTAATCTCTTTACTACTTCGGTATTTAATCGGCCAGGAGCGGTAATAACTCCGCCAGCGTTCGCACCGTTAGAATAGAAGCGCGCGCCGTACTCTTGGGCCGCTAGCCCAATAGCTACGGCTTCGCGTGCCATTGAAAGCGGGCTCTTACCGGTTAAGCCGTTAAAGCTTAGCCCGACAAAGTGCAGTATTTCGTAATCTAGGTAGGTGTGCTTTTCGTCGAAGACGTAAACTTTTTCGCCGTCTACTACTTTTACCTCGACCTTCATAGGGTTCAAAGGTATAAGCGCCGTAGGGCGTCCTGCTGCGTTCATCTCTATTTTAGCGTAGGCGTTACCGTGTAGTACTAAATTAGAGGCCATAGCCTCGCGGAAAGTGAAGGTAGAGCTTACGCTGTTAGGAGCTTTCGCTAAAAGGTCTTGTACTGGATGGCCTACAGCTTTTACGCGGGTTTCCCCGTCTGCTTGGTAGACGTTTAGAGGTATACTAGCTATAGTTTCGCTAATGATCCTTACAGCTGCATAAACAGCGCTAAAAGTAAGCGCGTTATCTTCGCTTACTTGTACTCCCGTTTTACTAGTACCGAAAAGCCCCGTAAGCCACGCAGCCGGGTTACTTAAACTCGTACTGGGGTTTTCCGGGGAGCTTCTAAAAAGGCGAGCAAATAGCCCGCTATTATTATTTTCTGCCAAAGCCTAGAGTATATACTTTAGGCAAATATACAAAAAAGTTTTTTATTTCCTTGCTTAGTTAGCTTTTTTATTGTATAGGAAGACGCGTAAGCTTTATACGTTCGTTCTCGTAGTAGTTACAGTTGCCGTTTATAATCTTCGTAATAGTACTGTAATTGATGTCTAAGGCCTTACAAGCTTTCGTAAGTGTTCTATAACCTTCTACCCTTCTAGAGCTCTTATGCTCTACTAAAATAATCCTCATATAAATAAAATAGTATCCTCTTGTTCTAAGTCATTCCCTGCGGCGCAAGGCTCGCAAATTTGCAGCGCCGTTATATTACTTAAGCTTGCGGTATACGTTCCGCAGCTTTGGCAGTAGTACTCTACGTCATTAGCTAACATAACCAAAAGCGATAAACTGTACAAAAGCGAACAGCTTAAATACTAGGGTTAATATTGGAAAGCCTAATAAGCCAACGCCAAGCGCTAGAGCTATATTGCGGTTTTCTTTGTCTTCGGGTGTCATTACTTTCTTTGCCATTGCTTTAAATAAAATTTAGCTTTTTCTAAGCTGTTAAACTTGCGGCTTCCGTAGAAGCTCGGTGTATTCGGGAGGGCGGTAAATAAGCCAGGCTGAGTCTCTAAGATCTCAGCGCCGGCGTATTGTATTACTCTCTTTATCTTCATAAAGCGCTCTTTATATAGTATCTGCTTTTGCCAGTCTTGCATTACTTTTTATCCTTGTCTGCTTAT